GGTAGATTGTCTCTGGACGAAGCCTCTAGCAATTATGTTGGGGATTTCATGTGGATGGGGAAAAACTCCGAAGGCCTCGATGCTTTTAAAAATTCAACAACCAGACAATACATAAAATAGAGGTTTGGAGGGAAAGAAATGAATAATAAATATGTTTTCACATTTGTTGAAGAAGTAACATCACAAGTGGAAATCGAAGCACAAACTGAAGATGAGGCAAGAAAAATAATAGAGGAAGGAAATTTCAGAGGTGAAGAAATTTTAGAAAGAAATCATTTAGAAATTTTAGAAATCCATCTTATATAAAAAAGAATGAAACGGAGGTCAAGAAATGAATTACACCAAAAGACCTACTTGGGAACTGAAAAACATGGTTAAAGCGTTAAGCATGCTTAGTTTGTTAAATACTCCAGAAGAAGATGAGCGACTTAAGATGGTAAAATTAGAATTAAAAAGGAGAGCAAGAAATGAAAGTTGAGAATATCAGAAACAAAGCTAATAGAATCCTTAATCAATTTATAATTGAAGACGACGAAGGTAACACATTTTTCCAAAGCTATAAGTCGATTATTGTTAAAATAGATTCTAACGGTGTAACGACCTTGGATGAAAAGTTTTGGGACTATTCTAAGACCACCGGTAAGTATAGGAATATTTTTCTAGGTGAGACTAAAAAAGAGACGGAAAATAAAATAAAAACGGGTGTTTATCGCTTGGGTTGCTTAAATGAAGGTTAAAAATCAATGATTATACTGTGAAAGGATTTTTAAAAATGACTATTAACGATTATAGACTGGATGAATACGCGGCGGAAATTGCCGCCGAAATAATCAGCGAGTGCGACGGCAACCGCGACACCGCGATGGATTGCGCGCACGAAAGCGCCGAAGGTAGCGAATGGGCGATTTACTACCACAAGGCGCACGAACTTTGTCAAAACTGCAACACCGACAACGGCGAACAGTTTTACGAAGACTGCGGCCCGTGGGAAGACCTTACATATAACGGTATCGCTAGCATTATCGCGTATGGCGAATTATGCGCCCGGATTACGCAGGCAATCGACGCAAAAATTAACGAAGCGGGGGCGGCAGAATGAACGCGCAGAAAATCAAACCTACAATTGAGCAAGTAAGGAAAGAAAGGTAAGACAATGGACGACTTTTTAAAACGTCACGGTGGGCCACGTGACAGAGGAAGTGCCGACAGATACTACGGACGCTTGTTTAAGCCTCACTACTTCCCCAACGGGACATATAAGGGATATAGAGTAGACGAAAAAGACATGAGCGCGTCAGAAATCCAAGAATATTTAGAAGGATGGCTGGAAGAAACAGACCGAAAGGAGTGGTAATTGTAACATAATTGTAACACTATTGTAACACTATTGTAACATAATTGTAACATAATTGTAACACTATTGTAACATAATTGTAACACTATTGTAACATAATTGCAACAAGAAGGAATAAAAAAATGGAATTAAAAAGCTTAGAATCTATTAGAATATCCGAAGCGCACGAAAAACTTCACCATTTAGGGACGACTGAAACCTTGCATAAAATCGCAGAACACATAGCAGACCTTGTCAGAGAGATAGACACATTAAAAGTAAAGCTAAAAGCTCAAGGACAGGACACCGAGTTTAAAGAACCTACAGAGTGGAGATAGTTGTATTTATGCAACAGTTAAAAACTATTTAGTTAAAGACTATTGAATTATGTCTTTTAGTTCTATATATACTATATAGTAATACTATATAGAATACTAAATAGTTTATTTAAGTAATAACTATATAGTTATAACTAGATTGTTAATAACATTGTTAAACAATATAGAGGAATTAATAAAATGTCACAAAGAGTTAAAATTCTCAAGCATTTACAAAGCGGTAGTTCTATTACTCCCCTTACGGCACTAGGTTTATTCGGGTGCTTTAGGCTTTCAGCCAGAGTGTTAGAACTCAGGCGAGAAGGACACAACATTGAAACAATTATAAAAACCGACGGTCAAGGTAGGTCTTTCGCCCGTTATAAACTTTTACAATAAGGGGAGAGAACATGACCACACTCGAAACGATGCGGCCAGACTCGCAGCGCCCTTGGCACGTTACCGCCGAAATTTTATACCGGCGATATAATAAAAATGTTAGTTTACTAGAAAAAGCTGTTGGCAATGCAAATCTCACGGGCGCTACACCTTTTCACCCAACCGCAAAGAAGTTGGCAGCGCGGAATATGGCGCGCTTGATTATGTCGTCGAATTTACCGATGCCAGATTTCATACCGGCGATATTTACGGATTACCCGTTATCAACGACAATGCTCGCGATTTTCGAGCAGCTTATCAGAAAGGAAGAATAAAATGAAAATAACTTTATTGTCTATTGCAATAGCGGCGGCGGCGCTTAGCTCAGGTGGACTTGTCCTGGCCTCGTCAATAAGTCCAGGTCAATGCGACTATAATTCAGACGGTCAGTATATAGACCCTGATACTGGTCAGGTATCCGCATGGGGAACTATGGATAGTGCCGCTAAATGCGCGGCCACTGGAGATTTACCAGAAGCTGTTATTAACCGGCTAGGAAAATTCGGCCATGTTGACAGGGCAGACGCGATAATAGCCATCGACGCCGAGGCAAAACGCGATAGGCAGGAAAGGAATGAGGAACAATGAGAGCAGAGGAAAAATTTAGGGACACTTACGGGCATATCAAAATTGAAAACTCGTTTAAAAAAGCCCTTTTAAAGAGCCAAGAGTTGAAAGAGCAAGACCAAGAGTTGATAGAATCAATGGCTAAAGACTGTGCCAGGCATTTTAACCGTCTATTTAAGGGTTTAAAATAAGTATGCGCTGTGCTATATGTGATAAAATGTTAGCAGATAAACCAAAAAAGAAACACAGCGACCTATGCAGCGAGTGTATAGAGGCGGTAAGACTTGCTAAAGATAGTTACAGTATAGAGCATCTTAAACTTTTAGGAGACAAAGACGAATGATATGAAAGATAAAATCATACAACAAATTAAGACAGTATTCGACCCAGAGATACCTATAGATGTCTATGAACTTGGACTAATCTATGATATAAGAATACACGGTGCTAGTTGTTTTATTCTTATGACATTGACTACTATGTGGTGTCCAGAGGCAGAAGTAATACCAGAGAGAGTAAAACAAGCGGTACTCAATGTTGAAGGTATAAAAGAGTGCGAGGTAGAGGTTACATTTGAGCCACCTTGGTCAGTAGAACATATGTCAGAGGTAGCAAGATTGGAGACAGGACTGTGAAAGAAGACGTTGTAGAAAGTTTAATTTTAAACGCTATGAGGAGGATAAACATGGCTGACCCAGATATTGAAAAAGCTATATCAGAAAATAAAAGAAATAAACTTATAGAAAAAGCGTCTAATTTAATTAGTAAAGATAGGGCCGAAGATTACGGAGACGCTAAAGAATGTCATCAACTGATAGCTCATTATTGGAATAGCTACCTTAAGCACACGCCTAAATCTGGATTAAGGCCAGTTGATGTAGCTATAATGATGATACTATTGAAAATAGCCAGGTGCAGAGGGACTCTAAAAGATGATACTTTTATAGACATTATAGGGTATTCTGCTTTAGCGGGAGAGATGATACCTAATGAAATACTAACGGGAGACTTTGAGTATAGCGAGAAAGGTGTATATTAAAATGATAAAGCCAGATATGGTAGTCGCTGATAGATTGCTGGAAGCATATTTAGATGAGTTATCCAGGTTAGATTATATAGATTCGTCTGGTAAGGACTTTTTTATAGAGTTAGCTAGAATAAATCACTGTCCACCTCACGACTTTGTAGTAGCGGCTTTAGTAGATTTTATTATAGGTATGGAGCAAGAGCCGAATGTTCCTGAAAAAGAGGAGAGTATCCACTGATGTCTGATACAATTAAATCCCACCAGCCATGCCCGTTATGTAGTTCTAGCGATGCAGGGGCATATTATTCTGACGGACATTTTTACTGCTTTAGTTGCGAGGGAGTTATACAAGATGCAGATGATAGCGAAGTTACAGACTTTAATAAGTATAAAAAAATTAAGAACAAAGATATGAGAGATGTTAATTGGTCAGATAGAAATATTTCTGATGCTGTAATGGACTATTACTCTGTTGTATCCACCGAGAATACAATTAGATTTCCTTATTATGATTCCGAAGGAGTAAGGCAAGGTTCTAAGGTAAGAAATTTTGGCAAGGTATTCACTACTGAGGGAGAGTTTAAAGAGTGTGTCATGTTCGGCATACATACTCTAAACAAGGGGCATACTCTATCTGATACAGTCATAGTTACAGAGGGAGAGACAGATGCTTTAGCGGCCTTTCAGATGGCAAACTCTATATCACAATCAGCGAAGAAAGTCACAAAGAGGGGCAACCCTATAGTACCTGTTGTCTCTATAAAATCTGGCGCGGCATCTGCGGAGAGAGACTTTAAAAACAATTTAGAATTTCTAGAAAGTTTTAACAGGGTATTCATATGCTTTGACCAAGATGCTCAAGGACAGAAGCAGGTGGAGAAATGCGCCAAACTATTAAAACCAGGCAAAGCTTATATAGTTAAGATGGAACATAAGGATGCTTGCGAATACACCAAGCAAGGACTGTCCCAGGAATTTATGTCCCATTTAAAATCAGCACACTGTTATACACCTGCTGGAATATGTAATGCTTCTAACAACTTTGAAGGACTTTGGAGTGAACAGAACCAGAGCAGTATAAATTTTCAATGGCCTAAAATACAGTCTAAAACTTTAGGGACAAGGGCAAGAGAGATTGTAACCTGGGCGGCAGGTACAGGGGTAGGTAAAAGTTCTATGCTGAGGGAACTACAGCATCATTACCTAACAACAACAGACTGTAACATAGGTATAATAGCTTTAGAAGAATCTGTAGACAGGACGCGTAGAGGTATATTAGCAGTTGAAGCTAACGATAGGTTGCATTTGAACGAGGTATTTTCCAGGTATCCTAAAGAACAGATTAGAGAATACTTTGACAAAACTCTGGGTTCTGGTAGAGTATTTATCTATGACCATTTTGGTAGCTTGGAGATGGAGGACTTGCTCAACCGTGTAAGGTATATGGTTCAAGGTTTGGACTGTAGCGTAATATTTATAGACCATTTAAGTATTCTTGTTAGCGGATTAGATATAGCTGATGAACGCAAAGCTATAGATAGAACTATGACAATGCTAAGGCAGATTACAGAAGAGACAGGATGCTCTATACACTTGGTCACTCATTTACGTAGGCTAGGCTCTGACAGGTCGCACGAAGAAGGAGTAGAGGTAAACTTAGGACACCTTAGAGGCTCTCATGGCATAGCACAGATTAGTGATACTGTCATAAGCCTGGAACGTAATACGCAAAGCGATGACCCTGTAGAGTCTAATACAACTACTCTTAGAGTTCTTAAGTGCAGATATACGGGAGATGTTGGTATATGTGATAAGTTGTTCTATGATAAAAAGACAGGTAGGTTAGAGACATTGAAAGATTTAGAGGAATTTTAAATGAATTTGTCTATAGACATAGAGACAGATAGCCTAAATCCTACAGTTATCCATTGTCTTAGTTGTAAACAAATAGGAGTAGAAGAGGTAAAAACTTTTACATCACCTGTAGGACTACAAAAATATTTAAACTCTTTTGATAAGATTATAGCACATAATGGATTAAGTTTTGATTTCCCTGTGCTGGCTAAAGTATGGGATATACACATAAAATTTGAACAGATGGTAGATACACTGGTTCTTTCTATGATGGAGAACCCCGCTAGAGAGGGAGGACACAGCCTAAAATCGTGGGGAGAGAGACTACAATTTAACAAGATAGAATACGGAGGAAACTTTACAGAGTGTAATAAAGAACTTATTACCTACTGTGAACAAGATACAAAACTCTGTGAAAAAGTTTATATAATTCTGCGAATCAGTATGAAAAACTTTTCAGAAAAATCTATAGAAGATGAACACAGAATGAGGATAGTTGCAGACCGCATAAGTAGAAAAGGTTTTAAAATAAACCGTAAAAAAACTGTTAGCTTGTTTAACAAGCTTATGACAGAGCAGGATTTAATTAGCGTAGAATGTAAAAATTTATTCCCAGATGAGGTAATAAAAAGAGTATCGGAAAAAACAGGCAAACCCCTTAAAGATAAAGTAATAAAGTTTAACCCTGCTAGCAGAAAACAAATAGGAGAAAAATTAGTAGAGCTAGGATGGAAACCAAAAGTATTTACGGAAACAGGATTACCAAAAGTAGATGAAACAACTCTTAAAGATTGTAAATTAAATGTGGCACAGAAGCTGGCAAGATACTTTCTCTTACAAAAACGCACCAGCCAGATTAAATCTTGGCTAGAACTATGTTCAGAGGAGGAAAGAGTTCACTGTCAGTATAGAACATTGGGTGCTATTACCAACCGTATGAGTAGTATCAAACCTAACCTACAACAGATACCCTCTGTTAGAGTAGAGTATGGGACAGATTGTAGAGAAGTTTGGGAAGCCGGTGAGGGTAATAAACTTGTAGACACAGATGCTTCTGGACTAGAGCTAAGAGTTTTGGCACATTATATGAACGACAAAAAGTTTACGCAGGAGGTTTTGCACGGCGATATTCACACGTCTAATCAGAAAATGGCAGGACTGGAGACAAGACCGCAAGCTAAGACGTTTATTTATGCTCTACTATACGGAGCAGGAGACGCGAAAATAGGCTCTGTGGTGGGAGGAACCGCGAAGGATGGTGCGACACTAAGAAAAAGGTTTTTAGCTAACCTACCCACCTTTAAACGGCTCTCAGAGGCAGTTAAAAAGAAGGGTATGGAGCAAGGTAAATTAATAGGAATAGATGGTAGAATTTTAAGAGTAAGACACCCTCATGCATCTCTTAATACTTTGATACAAGGTTCTTCTGCCGTCCTTATGAAAAAATGGTTTATGCTTACAGATTACTACGTTAGGAGGAATTGTTCAGATGCTAGTATAGTTGCTATGGTGCATGATGAATTAGTTTTAGAATCTTGTGAAAAAGATGTTGCATTAGTTTCAGAATATGTTAAAATGTCTATATCACAAGTAAACAAATCGTATAACCTACGTTGCAAGTTAGACTGTGACGTTCAAATCGGTAACAACTGGAGTGAAATACACTAAAATGGCAAACACATTTACGTATTTAGAAGGAGTTATGTTCTTTCCCTTCATTTTCGACCATAAAGATAAATTTGACAGATACTCTATGGCTTTAGGAATTGAGGGGGACCAAGTTAAACAGGCTAAGAAGCTAGGATTGACTGTGAAACAGGACGAAAACAAGATGGACGGTATGGTTTATGTCCAGCTTAAATCTAACTATAAACCTCAACTGTTTAACGCAGACGGTTCAGATTATTCGGGAGCGACAATGTTAAGCAACGGTTCTAAGGCGGTAGTTAAATTAAGCCAAAGACCGTATAACAATAAGTTTGGAGAAGGTGTAACTACCTTTATGAACGCTGTTAAGATTACAGACCCCATTGAGTATGTTCCTGAAGGTTCGCCTAAAGATAATTCATTAGACGAAGGTGGAGACGAAATACCCTTTTAAATGGATTATGGACATTGGGATATTAGTCTGGTAGGCGAATTTGATACAGACGAACATTTAGGATTTGTCTACCAGATAACTCACCTGGAAACTAATAAAAGTTATATAGGATGCAAACACCTATGGAAGTTTAATAAAAGAGGTAAGAAAATTAAAGCTAGTGAATGGAGAAACTATTGTAGTAGCTCTAATTATCTTAAACCAGACATAGAAAAATATGGTAAAGATGCTTTTAGTTTTACTATACTTATGCTTTGCCCTACTAAACGTGACCTTTATTACAACGAAGCAAAGTTACAAATGAGACTAGGAGTATTAGAATCAGAAGATTATTACAATGCTAACATAGGTGGCATAAGATTTTTTAGACCTGTTAGTAGTTACTTAGACGATAAAGTAATGGAAAAAGTTAGAGGCACAAACAACTTTATGTATAAGGGTGCCTTTAGAATTACCTATAGAAATAAAACTTCTGTTGAAATACACAACATGACAGTCAAAGATTGGTGTTTAAAAAACAAAATTGATAAATCAAACTTGTATAAAGTTGTAATAGGCAAGAGAAAGTCTCATAAAGGTATAGTAAAACTGGAGTATATAAATGAAATCGAAAAATAAAAACATTGATACACTAGTTGAAGACATATACCAACTAGTGGGAAACGGGACTAAAAAGCCAAATCAAGAAGCATTACTTGGGCTTGCTTTCGCTGTTATGGATTCAGTACGTAGACAGTTATGGGTAAGCCAAGCAGAAAGCAAACCAGCTCTTAGAATGTCCAACGTAGGAAAACCCTGCACCAGAGCTTTATGGTATGATATAAACGGAGATGATAAAGCAGAATCTTTAAGGCCAGAAACTAAACTAAAATTTATGATGGGAGATATTGTAGAAGCCTTACTGTTGTATCTTGCTAAAGAATCAGGACACAAAGTTACTAATCAACAGGGAGAGGTAGAGATAGACGGTATAAAAGGCCATATAGATGCTGAAATAGACGGAGAATTAGTAGATATAAAATCATCAAGTTCTTACGGCATGAAAAAGTTTAAGAACGGAACCTTACCAGACGATGACCCATTTGGATATATAGACCAGATAAGCGGATACGGTAATGCTCTTAATAAATCTCAAGGAACTTTCGTAGCTTTTGATAAAAGTAGCGGAGAGTTAGCTACCTATACACATAAAAAATTATCTGATATTGAATCTAAAATAAAAAAAGTTAAACAAGCTACCTCATCTTCTTCACCACCAGAAAGAGCATTTGAACCTGTAAAAGACAGAACTAGCGGCGGTAAAAAATTAAACGTAAACTGCTCGTATTGTTCTCATAAACAAACCTGCTGGGAAGATGTTGGTTTAATTACAAAGTTTAGGTCTGGAAGACCGGTATTTTTAGTTGATACAGGAGAGTCTAATAATGTCAACACTTTCTGATGAACAACTTTTAGATATAAGTATGTGTTACACCTGTGACCAGATAGTTGACATACTAGAAATAGAATCCCACGAACTTTTATTATTACTTAGAGAAAGAGTAGAAGAAAGTATTTTAAAATTTAACATTAGACCCGTGGACTGTGAAACAAATGAGCTTTAAATCAAATGAAAACCCAATGTTCCGTTCTAAGTTTAGCGAAGACATATTTAAACAAAAGTATGCACATTCTAGATGCAACACTTGGAAAGATTTAGCAGAAACATTAGTTGATGATGTATGCGGAGATTATTTTCAAGATGATGAAATAGAATACTTAACTCAAATAATAACTGATTTAAAATTTATACCTGGTGGTAGGTATTTATACTACGCTGGAAGGCCTAGTAAGTTTTTTAATAACTGTTACTTACTTAAAGCAGAAGAAGATAGCAGAGAAGACTGGGCTAACCTTAGTTGGAAAGCAGAATCTTGTCTTATGACAGGTGGTGGTATAGGTATTGACTATTCTATATATAGACCAGAAGGCTCTGGGCTAAAGTCTACAGGAGGAATAGCCAGCGGTGCTATACCTAAAATGCAGATGATTAACGAAATTGGACGTAGAGTTATGCAGGGTGGGTCTAGACGTTCTGCTATTTACGCTTCTCTCAACTGGCAACACAGAGATGTAGATAAATTTTTAACGTGTAAAAACTGGTATGATATGCCAATAGGACAAACTAATTTTAATATGGGCCAAGTTAAGGAACAAGATTTTAATTTTCCTGTTCCTATGGATATGACAAACATAAGTGTAAATTACGACACAGATTGGATATTAAACTTTTGGAAAACAGGAGAAGTCGGAGATGTCTTTAGGACTAATATACGCCAAGCTCTTAAAACTGCGGAACCAGGATTCAGCTTCAACTTTTTTGACAAGGAATCAGAGACATTACGCAACGCTTGTACTGAGGTTACTTCTAGCGATGACAGTGATGTTTGTAATCTTGGCTCTATTAATTTGGGTAGGATAGATGATATATCAGAATTTGCAGACGTTGTTAAACTGGCTACAAAGTTTTTAATATGTGGAACTTTAAAAGCAAAGCTTCCTTACAAAAGAGTTTATGAAGTAAGAGAAAAAAACAGGAGGCTTGGTCTGGGACTTATGGGTATGCACGAATGGTTAATTAAGAAAGGAAGTAAATATGAAGTTACAGACGAGCTTCACCAATGGTTATCAGTGTACAAAGGATGCTCTAACTCTACCAGTTCTAACTACGCTGATACTCTTGGTATTTCCCGTCCTGTGGCTAATCGTGCTATCGCTCCTACAGGTAGTATTGGTATTCTCGCTGGCACCTCTACTGGCATTGAACCTATTTTTGCAGTTGCCTATAAAAGACGTTACCTAAAATCAAATAACAGGTGGCATTACCAATATGTTGTAGACTCTGCTGCTCAAGAAATAATAGACCTTTACGGAATCAAGCCTGACAAGATAGAGTCTGCGCTGGACTTGGCAGGTGACTATAAAAGACGTATTAAATTCCAGGCAGACGTTCAAGACTATGTAGATATGTCTATATCAAGCACCATAAATCTACCGTCTTGGGGAAGTGAATTAAACAATGAAGATACTGTGGATAAGTTTGCTTCTACTCTTGCCAGTTATGCTCACAGGTTGCGAGGTTTCACCGTGTATCCTGACGGATGCAGAGGAGGACAACCTCTTAGCTCTGTGCCTTACAGTGAAGCTGTAGACAAATTGGGCGAGGTGTTTGAAGAGGGTGTTGAAACCCACGATATATGCGACATTACTGGTCACGGAGGAAGCTGCGGGGTTTAGGATGAAAAAATGAATATTGATGTAATACAATGGTGCGATAGTGTAGAACAAGTTTTTGAATTATTGATAAAACCAGTAGTTACAATTAAAGAACTATGGGATATAGGATGCCACTGGACACCTTCTCATATGCCTATAAAGGCTAAAATAATAGAGGTTGTTTCTGAAATACATTCTAATGAAATAGTTTTTAATTTAGTAAAATTTAAATCTGAAGTTATTGGTTCTGAAATAGGATATACCTTAATACCTATTATTTATAATTAGGGTGTTTACCATTGTGCATATTTGAAAGTTTATCTACTTCTTTTCTAAGAGAGGATACTTCTGCTATGATACTTGCTGTTTCCCTTGCCTTAGCTTCTCTTTCCTTTGGAGCAAGCATACTAGAAATAACGTCTAATCTTTGGTCATGGTTCTGAATAGTTACTTCTTGACCATCTGTAGACTTGTCTAAATTACGCAACCTACATTCTATATCTTTTAATTGGTCTATAACATTAGCTACTTTTTGTTTTACTATTACAAAAGCAGATACAACGCTAACTAGCATACCCGCTAGAGTAAGAATCATTCTTGTATCTAGTTCCATTATTCATCTTCTTCAAAATAAAAAGCTGTTCCACACGATACGCACCTAAAGGAGTGATCGTCATACAACAGCCAATGAGCTGACATAATGTCCCAGGAAGCACATACCTCGCATATAACAGGATTTGCCTCCACCTCTTGATCTTCTTCAGACTTAAAAGGAATTACTGTTTGCTCTGCCATAATATTTTTATATTGTATTTAAAAATAAATATTCCAAATATGATATTTAATAATTGTGTAAATAAATCCCATAAAAAAAATTGCCATGCCAATTTCGTGTAATCTTCTATTAGAAGAAATTATTAGCGGTAACATAATTAACAGCATAATAACTCTACCTAATACTTTAACCGAATAATATTCTTCAGCGTAAAATACAAAAAAATTACCCAAAAGAAATACTTGTAAAATCCATGCTAAACTTAATATAATTCTATAATATTTATAATAGTATTCTTTAAGGTCAATTGTTTTTGCATAATCAACAGTATGATGCGGCGTAATTATTTCACAAAGCATGAACATAAACATTGGAACTGCTAAAAACAATAAGTATGTAAATAAGTTCCAATCTGTATTAGGAAAATAATCTGTATTATTTAACGGGTAACAAGTCCACCAAAACAATATCATGGTAAAAAAAGTTATAAAACAAAATATTGTATGAGGCCAATAAAATTTAACTTTCGTTTTATTTGCTACTAATGCGGTTACATTAGTCATTAGATTTACAAAAGATAATCCTAGTATTAAAAATGCTACAGGTGCAAGGTGAGCAAAAACCATGTAATTATAATAATACTATGTTACATTAATTATAAATTTATTTGCAATTACAGTTTTCGCAACTACAGTCTTCGCAGTTACCGTTACAGTCACATTCTTTATTTTCGCAATCGCAGTTATTATTACAAGTCATCTCGCGTTCTTTACCATTGATGCTCCGAAATATAGTCCTACTATAGCTGAGAGCAAGTGTGTATCCAAAGGTGTAATGACTAAGCCTTTCATGCTTTGCCATACTGTATTATCGTTTCCTTCAAAAAATAGGAAACCAGGATTCCATTCTGTATAACCTACTATTACGTCAATTTCAGGCCAAAATACAGATATAACTTTAGGCCATACTATAACAGCTAATACTGCTGCTATGGCTATAAACCTTCTTGTAAATTGAAAACCTCTGTTCTCGTATCGTCTTGCCAAATCTGTTGCTTTACTCTGTGCAGCAAGTCCGTCTATAGATCGTTGAAATGCTTCTTGTCTAGACTTCATGCTCTGACCCCAAATTGTGAGAAGTCCTGATAAAAGTCCAGAGCCCAGCATTGTTATAAGTTCAAAGGGTATTCCCATTATTTTTTCTTCCTGTCTTTTATTTCTTTAACAGCTTGATATATTCTAATTACCATCCATATTATAGTCAATGCACTTGCAATAGCTGGCAATACTTCCACTATAGAAGCGGCAGCTATAGCTCCTGCCACTATATCTATGGGAGTTTTACTGTCCATTTGAATTTAATCTTATATGATGTTCTCTAGCTTTACTTAAATTATAATTTTGAGGCAAGTTGTATTGAGATAAAATAATACCTTCATTTAAAATAGAAGTATCATTTAAATAGTAATCTGCTATTTCTTTTTCATTTTCAAATTTTATTATAGCTTTGACAATTTTTGGTAAATCTTTTAAAGTAACTTTATCTTTTTTACCTATCTGTTTACTTACAAATTCTTTATAACCCTTAGTATCATTTTCTATATCTGGAGCATACTTACTAATTATTTTTAATAAATCACCATCCATGTTTTTTATTTTAGTTCGTATGTCTCTTGCTAAAGCTCTTACTCCCATAACAGGACTGTCAAAAATTGCAAACCTATTAGGTCTATCGTCTTCCCCGTACCCCTTATCAACAAGAGAACCAGCCCAATTTTCTGATGTTTCAACATTTCCAGGATTGTTATATATTTTAATTTGTTCAGCAGCATCTAAGATATTAGTAGGTCTAGGAGGAGGAGGCATAGGAACACCATCTCCAAAAATGCTCTGAGCTACTTGTCTAGCAGCAAGTAATCCATTAACAGGTTGCTCTTGTTGTTGAGCTAGTCTTTGCTTTCTAAGCTCCATACCCTTCGGTATTCCTAAAACACCAAACATAATAACTCCTAGTAAAATTAATTTTTTTATCGTTGTCTATTCAATCTATCGTTATACTCTTCTATTCCACCACCCCAGAAATTATAAACAATATTTCCAAGTAAAGGTAAATTTTTCATTTTTTTAGCTAGATCAGGTTCTTCCTCAAACAACTCTGTAGAAACACCTTTAAGCGTGTCAACAGCCGTCAAAGGAGGTAAGACAGTGTTCCAAACTGCACCTTCAATATCACCTTTACTTATGTATCTATCAATATTATATTTACCTACTCCAAAAACTCCACTTAAAGCAATCGACATATCCAAAGGAATATTATCAGCGTAGTAATCTCTTCCTAATATATAATCTTTTATCCTTTGAGTTCCAAAAGTAGCTGCTCCTAGATATAACGAGAGTTTTGCTAACTTATACGCAGCGTTAATCTTAGGTTGGAGTCCAGGTTTTTTAGCTTCTTGATAAATATTTCTTCTAACTATATCCCATTGTTTTAAAGTGAACGATTGGAGCATAAAAAATAATCTAGCGTTTGGAATATCAGCATAAAGCTGAGATGCTTGGAACATAGATATAGGTTGTATATCAGCTAACTCTGCAAAAGCGTGAGATGTAATTCCCTCAGTTAATAAATTTGAATCGTAATTTCTTTTACCTCCTAGACGCTGAAACTGCGCTACAATATCGTCAATCTCTTCTCTGTATGCTTCTCCCCATTTTTGTTTAAATTGTTTTACTCCTTCAGTAGTTTGCACTAACTTTCTATTTTTATTTATTGCATTGTTTATTATCGTTGCTTTACCAAGTCTGTCTATAGCTCTAAAACCAGACTTTGCAAAACCAAAATCTAATATTTTTTGGCCTGCCCCGACATTTCCCATTTCCAAACTTGCTCGTTCAACTCCTATCTCTGCCGCACTTACAAAGTTTCTACGTGTAAGTTTATCTCCTCCTGGAGCGCCTCTAGCAGCAGTATATAACGCTTCTGTTATAGTGTCCTTTAGCCCATATGCAAAACCACTATTAGCTAAATCTCCTATCTGAGTAATTGCAGCAAAAGGGTTTACAATAGTTGTTAAATAACCTAAAGTTCTAACCAAACCAAAAACTTTACTAGGTGCTCTTTCTCCTCCAGTAAACCTAGATTGTAATATACCTATAATATCTGATACATCATCTTCTGATATTTTACCAAGTTTAACTTCCTCATCTATAGCTTTTGTTATAGATTTTGATATATCCATTCCACCTGTAGCTGGGTCGATTTCTATACCTCTATTTCCAATTTTAGTTCCAAAAAGTTCTGCCCTTGCTATACTATGGTTAGCTTTTCTTATGTAACTTAATAACGAATCTTCTGCTGTAGCATAATTACGCCAAGCATCTTCGGGTATTATGTCAAATACTCTTTTTGATACTATTGTATCTTTAGGTTTTCCTGGCCCAGAAAATCTTACAAGTTTTTCAAAAATCTGATTTTTTTCTAAATCTGTTATTTGGGATATTTTTTGTCCTGTTTTTATACTATACTCTTCCAAAGCCTTATCATATTTATTTTTTACAGCTTTTGGTAAACTTGCTCTCCATTCTTTATAATTATTAAACTGTCTTGGAAAATAATTTGTAATTTTATCAAAATCATGCCCAGTTGTTTCTAGACCATCATTTAATCTATTTAAAACTTCTATAGTATCGTCAAAAGATTCTTCAAAGTTTTTTATATTAGAAGATTTCATCATGTTTCTAGCAGCGTCAAATCTTTGCTCTGCTAAATGTTTTTCTAATCGTCTTTTAGCACTTCTACCAAATTTTCTTCTATAAGTTTTAAGATTTTTTAAGAAGGGTTCTACTGTATTAACGTCTCTTAAAGACCTACTCCCAGAGGTTGATTCAGAATCGTTTACAAGTTTTTGTATTCTTTTACTAATGTTTCCTATTCTTGTATCCATTCCTCCTAAAGCATAGTCAAACAAACGAGCCGATTCATCTTTAGCTGACGCTGCTTTTGCAAGCAATCGACTCACAGCACTATCGTTTCTAATTTTTTCTTTAACTACTTTTCTACCTTGAACAGGAGTAATAACATTAGGAAGCCTAGATGCCTGTTGACCTGCTTGTTCTAATGATCTTAGTTTTTGATATGTGTAAATTTTAGATTCGTTTAAAGCTCTAGCAGAAGCATCTGTACTAGAAAATCCTTCGTCAGTAGCTTCGTCAAAAGACTTATTAAATTTATCTATTTGATTTCTAGCATTAATACTTTGACCAGTTTTTCTAAATTTTGAATCAGCCATAGCTTTAGCAACAGAGCTAACCATTTCAGAACCTGCTCCACCTGCTATAAATCCTAAACCAGTTCCTGCTGCTGTAGATAATCCTAATTTTCCAAGGTCTATTTCTTGAGAAGGAGTAGCTAAATCTTGTAGTATACTATACTCAGCACCTAACGCTCCACCTACGCCTCCTCCAACTGCACCTCTTCTAAGTATTTTTTGACTTCTTGTTAAATCGTCAGCTACTCCTAAAGCTCTACCTAATTTGGGAAACTGAGATGCAATTTTAACAGGAGCAGAAAGAGGAACAAGACTTGTTGGACTTATTAAAGACCCGAATAAACCTCCTACTATACCGCCAGCACTAGAAGGATTAGCTTCTGAAATAAAGTATCCACCGTAAGTATCCAAGAGAGTTCTTTCGTCATACATCTGTATTAGTTCTCTACGTCTTTCTGGAGAAGCATCTCTAAAATCACTTCCAAATAATTCTTCGTCACTAGCCCATCCGAAACCTGCGTCATAGTCAAACGTAATTCTACCTCCAGGATTAAAATTACTTTCTAACCAATCGTTAGCATACTCTAAATCTGACTTTGACCTATCTGCACCGTAAGCAAACTGTTTCCAAAAACTATCAGAATTTTGTCTTAATATTTTTTTATCGCTAGGTCTATATAAATCTCCTTCCTCTACTTCTAATTCTTGTAACCTTTTACTATTAGATATATCAAGTCTAGTAATACGTTTTACAGGAGTTCGGGCGTCTTCTGGATTAGACCACACTCTAATAAGTTTTGGTTTACCCTGTTCGTCATATTCAATTTTGTCACCAACAGTTGCTCCCAACTCTAATAATCTAGGAGAGTTAGTTATATCATCTATTCTTAATTCTCTAATATTATTATCTGACATTTTTTTCAACTTTTTATTTTAGCCATGTGCTTCGACAAACTCATCGTTATTTACACTTGAAGACCCTACTCCTTTTCCTGCTTCTAACATATTATAAGCTGCTGCGCGAATTTCTTCAAGTTTTCTTCCAGGATAAGTTTTGTTTATACTAGCCATTAACTCTATAATACGATGACCTTTTCCAAATTCATTACTGGTATCTTTATAGTTATTTTTTAAATTTTTAATTACTTGATCATCTCTTTGTATCATTTCATACATAGTTTTTATTTCTGTTCCAGTAGCTGGTTTTAACTCAGGTGGTAAACCTGCCTGTTGTCGTAGTCTAGTTTCTGCTGCTTCTTTGATTTCTAATTCCCTTTCTTTATTAGCCTGTGCTAAAGCAGCTTTAGCTTGTTCTTGTTCTAAGAGAGCTTGCCGTTGTTCTGCAACTTGTTCTCTCTGTTGTTTCTGTTGAGATGCAGCTACAAACGCTTCAACAGGAGATTGATTATCTGCAAGGAAAGCAGGTTGAGCAAAAATATCTAACAATGCTCCCCAATTTATAGAGCCAAGTAAAGACTGCGTAGTATCTTTAACATTACTATCTTCTGCTAAAGATGCACCTAAATCTATAGATTCTTTTGCAATACTTGAAGGTCTAGAAGGAGAAGGCATAGGAGGTCTTATAGGAGAAGGCATAGGAACTTTTAATTTTTCTCCAATTTCTTCTTCTATTCTTTTTACCATTCCCAAAGAATCTGAAGTAAGACCAAGATTTTCTTTGAGGTTTAATATATCTCTTCTTCCCTCTTCTGGAGTTATGTTTCCTCGTCTAACATCATTTACTATTTCCATTGTTCCCATAATCTGTCGCCAATTTGGCAGATTTTCTTTACTTCCAGAAATCATACTACCATCTTTATCTCTATACAAAGCTGTCCGAACTCCAGGGTCTTTACTTCTAAAAAGATAATCCAAAAAACCAGGTACAAATTCATTAGAAACACGACTAGATTGTATATCTTGTATTTTACTTTCACCTATATTATTAACCTGATTTCTTGCAATACTGTCTAATAAATTTTGCATACGAGCTTGAGCTAGCGGGTCACGCTCTCTTGTTACAGGAAAATTTAATCTATCTAGTTCAGCCATTTTCTTATCCTATATTAATGTAGTAATAGATGGATTTCGTGTTTGTTGATTTAACAATCCCGCAATAAGTTTACCTACAGCTTGATTATATACTTGAGAGTTTGTTAAGTAACTTGGAGTTGTATAGGGAGAGGTAGATACATCTCTATAAGATATACGTCTCCCTGGAGCTTGTGGCCCAGGAGAAATTCCTTGCTGCACTCCTGTTATAGCTCCTTGTTTTTCTACAGGAGCAGCAGGAGCTTGAGCAGGTTTTTCTTTATAATACTTTCCGTCTTTAACAATAATACCTGTTTCATCTTTAAAAGCATCGTAAGATTCTGGAGAATCTGTACCTAGTCCAAACCCACTTTGAAAATTAGATAAATCTTTAGAAATTTTTTCTATCTCTGCTTCATCTGTTACTTCTTCATAATTAACTTTAAAATCCCTTAAAG